AATATTACCTCAGATGAATTGGTAGAGGTTGAGATAGACACAAATGGTACAATTGTAGAGGTGCGATAATGATTACTAATGATGGAAAGCAAATTATTGCTAAATATATGCTTGGACAAGCACCTACTTTTGCAACTCATATTGCGGCTGGAGTAGGTCCAGAAGCCCTTACTACTGGTGCATCAGCATCAATACCATCTGGAAAAAAGTCATTAGACTTTGAAGTTTTTAGAGTTCCAATATTATCACGTGGATTTGTTAAAGATGGTGCAGAAGAAAAACTTGTATTTAAAGCACAAATGCCAAATGATCAAAGATATAAGATTACAGAAATAGGTCTTTTCCCAGGTGCAAATAACGTAGTTGCTGGAAGATATGATAGTAAAATGCTTATTACATTTTCACCAGGTGAACCATGGACATACTCAAATGGGGTTAGTGCATCAACTGTTACATATCCAAATACACCTATTGATCAAGGAAATACAACTGCAAGCGTTAATTCAAGTACACCAGAATTTGTTTTTATTAACTCAGACTCAACTATATTTGATAACTCAGATAGAAAAGATAAACAGGAACCACCAAGATTTTTAAATAGATCTTTATTAGTTAATGGAGCAGCGGCATATTTAAACTCAAATTTTGTATCACAGGCTGGATCTAGATATTTACAAAACTCTAATGTTAATATTGATTTGAGTCAAAACTTACCAGATGATGAAATAAAAATTGCATTTAGTATTATGGGAAGGTATACAAATTCAAATGATACTCCAGATGATATTAGAATACTTTTAGAATTTGTAAACAATTTACCTAATATTGAAACTGAGCCACCTAAAGCATATGCTGAATTTTCTACAGATGCCGTAAGTGTTGGAACCAATAGGTATCAAGTATTAACTAAAACAATATCTCAGTTTGCAGCAGATCCAAACTTTTCCTGGGCTAATATTAATTTAATTAAAATCTATGCCTCTATGTCCAACCTTGGGGTAGCCGATAATAACTACTTCTTCTTATTTGATGGTATAAGAATAGATAATGTTACTGCAACTAACCCACTATATTCACTTGTTGGATATAACGTAATAACAACAAATGATGGCTATCCAGTATTAAAGGAAGAAAATACAAATAACTTTATCGAGTATAGATTTGGCATAGGTGTTTCTTAATGCCTAGAGTTATTATTCCAGTTAATAAATTACCATACCCTGGACCAGATGGAAAGCATAAAGTTAGATTTAGAATAACCACTAAAGATTATAATGAAATTTCAGAGTGGTCTCCAGTGTATGTATTAGATAGCATTGGACAAGTTGCTACTGCTAGTGCTTCATATGCATATGATATAGCAACTACAACACATGGAACTAGAACTATTACTTTGTCATGGGACGATGTAATGCCACTTACCGATGTAGAAAATCATGATATTTTTATCGATTGGGATCAAACTGGCAACTATACATTTCTCAAAAGAATTACTGGAAATAGTGTAATCATAAATATACCAGTGACTGCAGACTATGTTCAAATTAAAGTACAGATGCCATCTTACCCTTTGCCACCAATAGAAGACAATATATATAAACTTTTTGAAACAACCGTAATAACCCTATAGTGATATAATGGAGATAACATGGCAACTATAAATACACCAAATCGTGGTCAACCAATAGACGTGACCCTACTTTCATCTATTGTAGAGGCTATTGGAGATTTACAAACAGCACAAAATACCGCTACACAGTCTACCGTCAATAAAGTAAAGGCTAGCACTGCATCATTAAAATTTTATACAGAAACTCAATCAATATCTATTAACAACATTACAACATCTCCAGAGCAAAAATTTTCATTTTTCTATCCAAGTTTTACTTCAGTCCCAGTGGCTGTTGCTGGCGTTACAAATGTTACAAGTACAGTATCTGGGGGTAACGCTGCTACCGTAGTCTTAACCTCAGTAACAAGAGAAAGAGCAGAAGGTATAGTTAAATTCCCTTCTGGAAGTACTGGTTCGGTTAATATAGAAATTAACCTTATCGCAATAGGCTTGGCCTAGTCTGGTATAATTTTTCAATGAATGCAAAAGAAGCCTTGACATGCAAAAAATGTTCTGCTAAAATGTTTGTGGATAGAGTATTTTTAACAGTAGATCATTTAGAACTTTATTGTTTAAAATGTGGAAGAAGGGAAATGTATCACAACCCTAGCAATTTTGATGAGAGAATACAATGGATAATGAAAGTAGAGAAGACGAGAGCCAAAAGAAGTGGCAATCCTCTATAAAGCCAAGCACACATATATATTTTTTGAACGGGGAACTTATAAAAGTTATTCATTCCAATAGGGCAAGTAATATAGGATACATTTATAACTACAATAAAGATAAAGAACAATCTTTGCTATTATCTGATTTAAAAAAGCATAGAAAAAGGGCATTTACCTTTGGTAATACATTAAAAATTTTTAATAGATCTAGAATACAGTTTGAAAGATGGATTAATTCTGAGTTAGTACCTAGACCTACTGGTGCAACACCAGGTGGAAATAGACAATGGCAAAAGATGTCATATTATTCAGAAGATGATTTATTTAAGATTAGAGATGCAATGTCCAATATTCATGTAGGAAGACCAAGAAAAGATGGTAAAGTAACTGCATCTAAAAATATTCCTACTGAAAAAGAGTTGCGTTCTTTGATTGGAGATGCTATCATGTTATATACAAGAACTAAAGATGGGGACTATATACCTGTCTGGGCAGAGGAAACGTGGTGATTATGTCAGACAAAACATCAGTTAGTGTTACTTTAGGTTATACACTTAACTTAGGAAATTTTCAAAGTCTAAGAGTAGATATTGGATGCACCGACTTTTTACGTGAAGGTGAAGATCAAAGTGTAGCAATGGAACGTGTGTATAAATTCGTAGAGGATACTGTTATTAAAAAAGTTGATGAGGCAAAGAAAGAACTAGAGTAGTGGCAGAAAAGAAGTTAACTAGAAGTCAGCAAAATCATGCCATACTTAATGAGTTTAGAAAACGTTTAAGAGAAAAAAACTTAGACGACAATATCAATGCATATACAGAGCAACATGCTGCACAAGCACTGATAGGCTCATATACTTTTGAGGGATGTTATAAGTTAATGGATCACTATTTTAGTGTTTCAATGACACCATCCTGGGTGTGGTTTAAAAATAATGCTGATAAAATATATAGGGCTATAAGAATAAAAGAAGAAGATAGTAGGGTTAGAAGAATTTTAAGACAACAGGCAAGAGATTGGTTAAAGTAGTGTCAGCAGAATTAGAAGCAAAAGTGCTTTCAGCAGTACTAAAAGATAAACAGATTCATGTATTACTTCAGGCTAACCCAGATCAATTATTTAGAACACACAGAGATATATGGCACTTTATTAGAGACTATAGTGAACAAAATTCAACAGTACCAAATGCCTCACTGGTGGTTGAAAAGTTTAAAGACTTTAGTCCAATAGGGGAAATAGGAAATACTAAATATCATTTAGAAGAATTAAGGACCTCATTTTTACAAGATAGTTTGAGCAACACATTAATGTCAACTGCTAAACAACTACAGGATAATAAGCCAAATGATGCTCTTAATAATTTAATATCTAAAACGTCAGAATTAAAAAAGATTACTGCTGATATTAGAGATATTGATGCTACTGATATGGAAGATGCACTATCCCACTTCAATCATATTAGAGAATTAAACGAGAAAGGTAATTATGGAATTAAAACAGGTCTTGCAGGTTTTGATAACTATCTTCCAGCGGGTGTTACTCCTGGTCAGTTTGGCATTCTTCTTGCCTATCCTGCTATTGGTAAATCTTGGCTTGCACTTTTTATGGCTGTACAAGCATGGAAGAACGGAAGAAAGCCATTAGTAATATCTCTTGAAATGACAGAGACAGAGGTTAGAAATCGCATTTACACAATCATGGGTCAAGGAAGATTCTCACACAGAAAACTAAGTGGTGGACTTATAGATAATGATGAGTATACAGTTTGGGGTAATCAACACTTAAAAAATATGCCACCATTTCATATTGTGTCCAATGATGGGGTAGGAGAATTATCCACTTCTGTATTAAGAGGAAAGATAGATCAGTATAGTCCAGATATAGTTTTTGTTGACTATATTCAATTAATGCAATCAAATATTCCAACTGATAATGAAGTTGTTAAAATTAAAACTATTTCTAGAGAATTAAAGGTGTTAGCAATTAGTGAACAGGTTCCAATTATTGCTATAGCATCTGCAACACCAGATGATGCAACAGATATGAATAGCGTTCCAACTCTTGGTCAAGTAGCATGGTCTAAGCAATTAGCATACGATGCTGACTGGGTTTTGGCATTAGGTCGTGCACAAGGGTCAACTATCCTAGAATGTGCTTTTAGAAAGAATAGACACGGTTTTTGCGGTGATTTTATGATAGATGTAGACTTTGACTCAGGTAGATTTATATATAAGGATTTTGAGGATAAATCATAATCTAAGTATATAATTGTGGTATGTATAGCCACAAATCAATAAAAAAATTTGACCTAGAGGGAGAAATCTATGATGACTCTCAAATTGTTAGGTTAAAAGAGCAATACATATTTATGTTAGAGTCCGCTATGAGAAGTAACGGATATGTTCCTAGATATGATATTGACACAGACTTTACCTTGTCGTATAATGGTAAAGTATTTAATTTTAGGCTATCAATTTATGGGGTACATGTTGGTAAGGATAGGGCAAAGTGTATAGCAGGAATAGACAAAAACAATCCAATAATGTTGCCTACTACTCAGAAGATCAAGTCAAGTTAGTTTTATTAGCCGCTGGCGTAGAAATAGTTTATGAATTAGAAAATGATATTATGATATTTTGTCCATTTCATAATAACTATAGATCACCTGCTGGTGAGGTTTCAAAAGAAACAGGTATATTCTGGTGCTTTTCTTGTCAAGAAAGTAAAAGTTTAGAAGAGTTAATTATGCACGTTACTCAAAGATCTTTTTTTGAGGCTGCAAGACTTATAGATTCTAAAAAAGATAATAGAGATCTTATGGATCAACTATCAACTACATTAACTAAGAAAAATGAATTTAAACAATTTGATAAAGATACTATAGAAAGACTTCATAACTATTTATTAAATAGTGAAAGAGCACAGTCATATTTAATTAATCGTGGTATTACTAAAGAAAGTGCTATAGCATATAAGTTAGGTTATTCAAATATTCAAGATATGATAACAGTTCCAGTTCACTCACCAGACGGATACTACCTTGGCTTTGTTGGCAGATCAATAGAGGGTAAGCAATTTAAAAATTCAATAGACCTACCTAAAAGCAAAACACTTTTTAATCTATGGCGTAATAGAAGAGTTGATAAAATTTTTGTAGTTGAATCATCATTTGATGCCATTAAAATAGAGCAGGTTGGTGGGCATGCAGTAGCAACACTTGGTGCAACTGTATCAAAAGAACAAAGAAAATTATTGAAACAATATTTTAATCAAGTGATAGCCCTAGGTGACATGGACATGGCTGGTCAAAATATGTCTAATAAATTATTAACAGATCTTGGACCAGATAAATGTATAGTTGCCAAGTTACCAGATGGCATTAAAGATGTGTCCGATTTAGATAAAGAAAGTTTACATAGATTTGTATCATCATTTGACAACATAGTGTCTTCGATGCTACAATGAAGTACGCTCATTTATAGAGCAAATATTAAGGAGAAATATGTCAATTGTAAAAGGACTAAAGAATATTGAGGCTATTGTAGATAAGCCAAAATATGATAGCAATAGTCCAAAAATCAAGTGGTTAAAACTTGATGATGGACAAAGCGTACAAATTAGATTTGTCGCAGAACTAGATGCAGATTCACAACATTATGATGAAAAGCGTGGCCTTGCATTAGTTGTCAAAGAACACACAAACCCAAAAGACTATAAACGTAAAGCCGTAGATACTATGGATACAGAAGGTAGAGATTGGGCAGAAGAAATGCATCGCAAAGATCCAAAAGCAGGATGGGGCGGTCGTTTAAGATTCTACACAAGTGTTTTAATTGATGACGGAATCAATGAGCCATACATTGCAATTTGGAGCATGGGAGTTTCTAAATCAGCAACATTTAATACAATTAGAGAGTATGCTTCAGAATCTGGCAGTTTGTCAAATATGACATGGAAGTTAAAAAGAAGTGGAAAAGGTACAGAAACAACTTATACTTTAATTCCATTAAAACAAGATACTGAACCATTTGATTGGTCTAAGTATGAATTTCCAAATATTGAAAATGCATTACGCAAAGTTCCATATGCAGAACAAGAAGCGTTTTATCTAGGTTTTGATAATCCAGCAACTTCAACTGCTGCAGAATGGTAAATTAATCTGAAAGGCTATGGTTTGAACTACGTTCCTTTGCATGTACATACACACTATTCTTTAATGGATGGCGTTGCAACACCAGAAGAATATTGTAAACGTGCTAAAGCATTGGGTATGCAAGCCATAGCCATTACAGATCACGGAGCACTGTCTGGACATCGTCCAATGCATCGTGCTGCAAAAGCCGAGGGTATAAAACCAATTCTTGGTATTGAAGGATATATAACAGAAAATAGATTTGATACTAGAGATAAATCAGAAAGAACTACACCATTAGATATGGTATATAACCATATTATTATCTTGGCAAAAAATCAACAAGGATTAGAAAATCTTAATAAGTTAAATGAATTAGCATGGACAGAAGGATTCTATAAGAAGCCTAGAATAGATTTTGAAATATTAGAAAAGCACAAGCAGGGTTTAATTGTTTCTACAGCATGCCCATCTGGAGTTATCAATAAGGCGTTAGAAAACAATGAATACGCAGTTGCTAAAGAAAGACTTAAATGGTTTAAAGAAAGATTTGGCGATGACTTCTATGTAGAAATTATGCCACATAATACAAAAGAAATGAATAATGAGTTATTAGATTTAGCAGATAGCATGGGGATAAAGTGTATAGTTACACCAGACTGTCACCACTGCACACCAGATCAAAAGGTAATTCAGGAAGTAATGCTTATTCTAAATACTCATGCTAAGTTAGAAAAAGATGTTACATACGATAAGTCATTAAAGAATGATGACATGATGAAAAGGCTAGATTATCTATACGGCAAAGATAGAATGATGTCATTTAGAACCTTTGATATTCATCTTCTTTCTTATGACGAAATGAAAAATGCTATGTATAACCATGGTATTAAAAGAGAAGATATTTATGAGAATACAATTGAAATTGCAAATAAAATTGAAGATTATGAAATTAAATCTAACTTAGATTTGCTACCAACAAAGATTGCTGATCCTCATCAAGGTTTAGTAGATTTAGTTTTGAAGGGCATGGTTGAAAAAGGATTATATGATAAGCCAGAATATAAAGAAAGAATGCAAGAAGAACTAGATATTATTAGAGATAAAAACTTTTCTCCATACTTTTTAATTGTATCTAACATGCTTAACTGGGCTAAAGAGCAAGGAATCTTGGTTGGACCTGGTCGTGGTTCAGCAGCAGGATCCTTAGTATGCTATGCACTTGGAATTACAGATGTAGATCCAATTAAATATGGACTACTATTTTTTAGATTTGTTAATCCAGAAAGAAATGACTTTCCAGATATTGATTCAGATATTGCAGATAATAGACGTGATGAAGTTAAAGCATATTTAGAAACAGAATATAAAAACGTTGCATCGATTGCTACATTTTTAGAATTTAGAGGAAAAGGAATAGTTAGAGATGTTTCAAGAGCATTCAACGTTCCATTATCAGATGTTAATAAAGTATTAAAACACGTAGATGATTGGGATGATTTTAATACAAGTAAAACTGCACAATGGTTTAGGATGAAGTATCCAGAAGTTGCAGAATATGGCGAACAATTACGTGGCAGAATACGTGGCACAGGTATCCATGCTGCTGGTGTTGTTACAGCAAAAGATTCTATTTTTAAATACGCACCACTTGAAACTAGAGTTGCTCCAGGATCAAAAGATAGGATTCCAGTTGTTGCAGTAGATATGGATGAAGCAGCAGATATTGGATTGATTAAACTAGATGTACTCGGTCTAAAAACATTAACTGTTATTGATGATACATTAAAAACAATTAAATCAAGACATAAGATTGACATTGACTTACATAAAATAGATTTAAATGATAAAAATGTTTATGCAATGTTATCAGAAGGAAAAACTAAAGGCGTATTTCAGTGCGAAGCAACACCATATACCAACCTATTAATAAAGATGGGGGTATCTAATTTAGATGAATTGGCCGCTTCTAATGCCCTTGTAAGGCCAGGTGCTATGAATACTATAGGTAAGTTATATTTACAAAGAAAGCATGGAAAAGTAATAACAGAATATATTCATCCTATTATGCAAGAGTTTACTAAAGATACATACGGATGTATTTTATATCAGGAGCAAGTTATGCAGGCATGCGTTCATCTTGGTGGAATGAGTATGGCAGAAGCAGACAAAGTTCGTAAAATTATTGGTAAGAAAAAAGATGCAAAAGAATTCGACATATTTAAAGATAGATTTGTTGTTGGTGCACAAAAACATATTACTCCATTTGCAGCAGAAGAGTTGTGGCATGATTTTGAAGCACATGCTGGATACTCTTTTAATAAGTCACACGCAGTAGCATATTCAATACTTTCATATTGGACAGCATGGCTTAAGTTTTACTACCCACTAGAATTTATGTATTGCTTATTGAAGAACGAACAAGATAAAGATGCAAGAACAGAATATCTAATTGAGGCTAAAAGAATGAATATCTCAGTAAAACTTCCTCATGTTAATGAGTCAGATTCTGATTTTACAATTGAAGGTAAGGGAATTAGAATGGGTCTTTCATCAGTTAAATGGATCTCTGATGGCGTGGCATCAAAAATAATATCACATAGGCCATATCAATCACATTCTAATTTTGTAACAGTTGCTTCTAAAAAAGGAAGTGGTATAAATAGTAGAGCAGTTCAAGCATTAAATGCAATTGGTGGACTTGCTTTTCCAGATAATCCTAGAGATGAAAATGTAGTTAAAGAAAACTTGTATGAGTATTTAAACTTACCAGAGTTTAAAACAAACGTACCACCTCATTTTTATGCCTATATAGACGACATAGAAGATTTTGATGAGCAAGGTGCCTTTATTATCATGGGCGTTGTTAAGAATATTAAACGTGGCAAAGGTTGGTCTAGGGTAGAAATCATGGATTCAACTGGAATGTTGGGGGTATTTGATGATGAAGATACCAAAATAGAACAAGGTAAAACATATATATTGTTAGTAGGAGCAAATAGAATTATGGAAGTAATTTCAATAGATAGTATTAAAAGTTTAACTGCAAATAGTTTAATTAAGTTTTTAAATTATAAGTCTTTGCCATATAGCGGAGAAGAGTTTTATGTGCTATCATTTAAACCTAGAGTTACTAAAGCAGGAAAGAAGATGGCACACATGGTAGTTGCTAACTCAGATCGTGAAATAAAACCAGTTATTGTATTTCCTAGACAATTTTCTGAAGGATATATGAAGTGTGAACCAGGAACTGCTAAAAAAATAAAATTTGAAAAATCAGATGATGGTTCTTTAGTATTAAATGGAGTAGAGTAATGAGCGAAATAGTAATGGAAGAGTTTTTATCACAATTAGATCCTAGCCTTAGAAAAAGATTAAGTAATGCTACAGATGTTCAAGTTGTCAAACAAAAAACACCAAGTATAGGATTAAATAATGCATTAAAGGGTGGTCTAGCATATGGTAGACAGGTAATGATTTGGGGCAATAAGTCTGCTGGTAAATCGTCATTCTGTTTACAGATGATTGGCGAAGCACAGAAGGATGGAAAGTTATGTGCTTGGATTGATGCAGAACAATCATTTGATCCAGAGTGGGCTAAAAAACTTGGGGTAGATACAGATAAATTAATCTATTCAGAAGCAAGAACAGTTAATGACATGGTTGATGTTGCAGTTCAGTTAATGAAAGCAAAGGTAGACATACTAATTGTAGATTCTATTTCTGCGTTATTGCCAGCAATTTATTTTGAAAAAGACTCTACAGAATTAAAACAATTAGAAAATACTAAGCAAATTGGTGCAGAAGCAAAAGATATGACTAATGCAGTTAAAATGCTTAATTATGCAAATAACCAAGAAAGTAAAACTTTATTAGTTTTAATATCACAACAAAGAAATAATATAGGTGCAATGTACGCATCACACATGCCTACTGGTGGACTTGCTGTTAAATTCTTTTCTAGTACAGTGATTAAACTGTGGTCTAGTGACTCAGATAACAATGCGTTGAAATCTAAAATAAATGTTGGAGATAAA